TCCCGAATGCCCAAAATGCCCTACCCGTTGGTGGGATGGTGGGGTGGGTGGGGCCCCCCCCCCCCCCCCCCCCCTACGCGTAACGTCACGAGGGTAAAGATCAAATACAAAATAATTCACCCTATGCGAGGGGTAGTGCCCTCACCTCCAATCCCTCCACATCCCTCCAGTGAGCGCATGGCAAAGGGCCACGAATATGGACACTCGTGACCCTTTGGACAACTACGAGTCTTAACGTTTGACTTCGGGAACTTTCGTAGACCCGGGGTTCTTGGCCACCAGAAGCCTGGCAGCACTGGCCGAGAGCCCCGTATAGGTCGTTCCGCCCTTCGTCAGCACCGTGTACAAGGTCTTGTCGGCCTTGTTCCCACAGTTACACCCCATCCTCATACCTCCATCGTCATCCAGGCCCAACGGGCTCTGGCTTCATTTCCCCTGGTCAGCGTATCCGGGAGGGAACCCGGAGGGATCTCGGAGGGAACCTGAAGGGATACCTCCTCAACCGGCGTCACGCCGAAAGCCCCGATCAGAGTGCGCTGATGACCGTTGCTGAAGGCGACCCGTGCCCGCGGTACCGGGAACCCCGGGGTGTTCACGCTGCACACCGCCACCAACTCCAGTGACCCCCCGACCCTGCGCCAGTCGCCCGAGACAGGCGACGACTTGAAAACCTCCACGGCGGCCGGATCCGCAGACGGAGGGATCCACCCGCTCACCCAGACACCGTGTTCGTTCTCGCCCGCCACCACCCTGGCCACAGCGGCCGCGACATCGTCGTAGTGCTGCGCAGCGGCCTGGTAGGCCAGTTTCGGATCCGCATGCCTCGGGCCGGCGGTCAGCGTCCCTACAGGGAGCCCACCACCTTCCTGTACGTCCTGCCACCCCGTAAGGAAGTAGGCGTACTCAGACTGGCTGGACGGGGCCGTCACGCACCCCGGAAGCCCGATGTGGCACTGACCCCACTGCGCGATCAGACCGAACACCCGGCCCTCGGGTGTGACGGTCAGCGGCTGGTCCCCTTCATACGGCGCGAACCAGTCGGCGGGCGGGAGCACAGGAGCAGCGGATGCGTATAGCCAATCAAGCTGAGATCCCTCCGCCGTTCCCTCCATTACCTCCACAGGCTCCGGGTCGAGCGTGAGAGACACGTCGGCGAACGCAGGGATCGCGACCAGCGTCGCCCCCGCCACGCGCCATTGCGTCAGAACGATGCGCTCCTGGTCGTCCATCACGTACTCAATGTCGTCCAGATCGACACTCGGCCCGATCACCCCGGCCTCAAGCGACTCCACTACTCGGCCGTACTCCGCGGAGTCGAGCATCGAGCCAGTGGCTGTCACCATCCCGTTTTCGAAGCGCAGCGACTCGATACGACCCACCACTAGCGATCCGTCGTGGCCTTCCCCGCTCACTACCTGGTACAGCAACGGAAGGGGGAGATCCCGGCTCGTTCCTCCGGCTGGCGCAAGGATGCGTCCGTCCCCTGTCGGTACCCCGGTGCGCGCCAGCACGGCGCTCCAAGTTCTTGTCATCACGGATCCTGCCTGTCTGTCCAGTCGATCTCCTGCCCCAGTACGACCGGGAGCATGGTGCACCGACAATTGATCACTTCACCGGCCGGACCGCGGGGGTCCCCCGGGAACAGCAGATCGGCCCCGCCCACCACGAACGGGGATTCCAGTAGAGTCCGCTGTTTGTCCGCTGCGTTGTGCGTCGGCCTGGTCCGGTTGTCATCCGTCGCAAGCCACACCTTCATCGGGGCGAAGTCTCCGTCCTCCCGGGCGCTGAGAACAGCAGACCGGTACACCCCCGCATTCACTGCGCCCATCGTCTCGGTGCGCGCCACGGTGATGGCGCGGTTCCTCCACCTCTCCGATCCGGTCGCGGTGAGGATCTCGTCCACGGCTTCCGCAACGTCGTCCACCCCCTGCCCGCGCCGGATCCCTTCCTCAACCGCAGTGACGATCAGTGCGTACACCTCATCGGGGATCCGTACGAGCCTGTTCCCCGCCTCATTGAGGTACTGCGCGACAAACGGATCCCGTTCCGGATCCCGCCCCAGCACACGACGATAGGTCCGTCCCAGGGTGCGCCCGATCGTCGGAACGATCTCGACATTCACCTGATCGGTCCAGTACTGAGCGTGGTCACTCACCCGCCCGGGATCGATCCCTCCACCACTGCGGACAGAAGGCCGTACCCGGTCCAGAAACCGTTGCAGCGCCCTGAACCACGCTCGCCCGGTCTGCGCCTCCCCGTCACGGATCACGGACTGAGCGCGCAGCCTCTGCGGCAGCCTGTCATCGGCCGGCGGGGTACTCACTTCAGCATCCCGCGCAGAACGTCGACGTCGTGAGGTGTCCGGGCATACAGAAGTCCCCTGACGTACAGCGACAGCGTTGCCGACACCACACCGGGGTTCCTTCCGAACGCCTCGGCCACCCGGTCGGTGAACGCGAACGACCCTTCGAGCAGCGCGTCGACATCCGTCACCGGGATGACCGTATGCAGTTCGTGCTTCGGAGTGGAGGCGAACTGACCCCGGTACTGCCGAGTCAAAAGCCGTCCCCCTGCCCTTGACAGGGCGTCGAACACAACAAGCTCTGCTGCTGCTACCAACCCCTCCGGTACCTCATTGTCAGTAGCGGGGGGCCCTTGTCGAGAAGGTTCCTGCTGGTCAGAGCCTTGTCCGCTTTCGATGGCCGGGGCCACGTCAATAACAGGGTCCGGTGTTGACATGTCGAGACCGAACAGTTCCTGGCCGACCCCTCCATCACCCTCGGCCAGAATCGCCGGAGAGATCTCCACAAGCTTCATCAGCTCCCGGCGGCGCTTCTCCTCCTCGTCCGGTACCGCATCATCCGGCACACCCGACTGGGCGCGCCGGTAGTCATCCGAGATGAGGATGTTCTCGTACAGCCAGTTCAGGTCTTCGACCTGCCCGGGGCGCTCCACAATCGACGACGTGTCCCATGCCAGCACGTAGTTTTCGGGGTTCTGCACCCCCATCGCCTCAAGTGCCGGCCTGAACCAGTACTCAGTCAGCGCATCGCCGACCCGGTCCAAAAGCGGCTCGATGAACACTTTGTACGCGTCCTCACTGACCTGCCACGCAGACCAGTGGTTCATGTCCCCCTGCGTGCCTTCGGCCACCGGTTTCGGCATGTCGAGAGTGGCAGCGAGCCTGCTGAGCGCATCCCGGCGCAATTCGGTGACGACCGCGTCCATGGCGGTTGCGATGTCCAGATGCTGAATCTGCCCGATGAACTCTCCGGGGACCGTCACCACGATCGGAACCTGTGCCGAGGCGTTACCGGGGTTGGTCAGTGATGCCTCCATGGCCTCGTACAAGAAGTCCATGAGTGCCTGTGCGACGGATGCCGCATCCCCTTGAGGGAAATCGACCTCCTGCGGAACGAAGAGAAGTCCGTTGCCCGCCAGTCGCGAGTCCAGACGCGAGGCAATGTTCTGCGATGCCTTCTCGATTTCCTGAAGAGGGACCAGTGCCGGACGCACTGATGAGTCCGCACGGCTCTGCTCATTGGGGTGGGGGGCCCACACGCGGATCAGGCGGTCGTTCGCCCCGAGGGTGACGCGGGCCAGGGTGCGCGGGTCCGTGTATTCCCAAGCCGTCCCCTTGACGCGTACCGCGGATCCCGACAGGACAAGCCATTCGTCAGGCTGCGGTACACCGCGCACCGCACTCCGTGGCCGGATGATGACGAACGACTCTCCCGGAACCTGCCACTGAATGGCTATGGTCTGCTGCAACTGGGCTCGGTGTGCGACCCCTCCGAGAACCTGGGAGGCAGCGGCCTGTGCCTGTGCATTCTCGGTGGGCCCCGTCACCGTTCCCGTTTCCGGGTCAAGCTCGGCAGCGTAGACATCCGCTTTCGACACTGCATTGGCAAGCCACGTCACCGGCGCCCGCAACTCGCCCACGGTGTCGTAGAAGTACCACGCCTGACGCTGCCACTCCTGTGTGGTGGAGTGGTTCCGCGCCTGCTGGACGGTGCGGAGACCGGGGCCCATGAGCGGCATGGCCGCTGCGAGAACGGCTTTGGGTGCCTGCGTCTTCTCGTTCTTTGCAGCGCCCTTGAATTTGGAGAGAATCCCCATCACTCACCTTCCCTTGAGGCGAGCCATCCCGCCACGTATGAGCCCGTAAGAGCAATCATGACCGCTGCGAGCCACCTGGTGTCACCCCACATCCACCATGCTCCCGCGGTTGCGGCTCCCGTATACACGGACGCGCACCAGGGGCACACGATCAGATAGGCGAGTTTCGAGTCATCCCCGTACCTGTTCGTGAGCCAGGTGATCAGTGCTGCCCGGGGTGTATCGAGCAGAGCGTCACTGTTCACAAAACGGGTGAGGCGAGCGATGGCGAGAGGGGCGAGGATCATCGTCGTCAGTTCCATGGCAGCCATCATCCTGTACGACGTGATTCTCTGAGCTGCCTCGCCCGGTCCAGAGGGTGCACACCCGCTGTAGCCCGTGTGCCCCCTCGCTGGTGCGGTGCAGCCAGTGCAGCTTCCCCTTTGTCGAACATGCGGCGGTGATGCTCGATGGCGTGCACCAGAGCATCCACACGGTCAGGGGAATCGGGATCCTCTTCGGGTACCCATGTCACCATCTGGTCTTCAAGTTCGGGAAACTCCCCGACGTGGTCCACGCGCCCCTGCTCGTACCGGGCGGAAATGGGCTGTGCGCGCAACTTTTTCCCCTGCGAGGCGTTCACCCGTCGTACGGGCATCGGGCCGCTCTCGCCCCGCTCTTTCCAGACCGATTTGAGCGTGGTCTCAATCCAGTCTTTACCCCCGTTGTCCTCCACAACGAGGATGTCCGCGCTCCAGTCGGCCAGCATGTCGAAGGCCCGGTGACATGCCCGGTTTGGGGTCATCTTTTCGGACCGGTCGTCAAGCAGGTAGTCGCGTCCGTCGACACCCCTGCCGACCGCCATGAGCCCTGTCTCATCCCCGCGTCCGGTGCCGGCAGGGTCCATGCCGATGGTCCGGTAGCGCGTTTGGGGGCACACGTCCACGTGGCTGATCCATGCGCGCTGCCACATGGCGCCGGGCAGGTCGTCCAGAACCTCGGCGTTCAGTTCCTGTCGACCCAGAACCGTTCCCTCGTACTTGGCCACGACCGCGCGCCTGAAGGTGGGGGCCAGATTGTGGAGGTTGTCGTACGTAGAGCCGCGCACCACAGCCGTCATATCGTCTTTGAGCAGTGCTTTGATGAGCGGCAGAGGGCGCGGCGTGGTGGTGATGCAGATCCGCGGGTGTTCTCCCAGACGCATTCCGAGCTGAAGCATGTCCCAGGCGTACTGGAGACGTCGCCACGACGCTAGTTCGTCGAGCCATCCGTAATGGTGCTGCGGACCACGCAGACGATCCGGCTCGTCTGCCGAGTAGGCGATCTGAACCGACCCGTTGGGATACGTCAACCGCCTCTTGGAGGGCTCGTACACGGGGCGGAATACGGCCGGAGCACACGACATGATCCCGGACTCCCCTTCAATGAGGATGTCCCGTGTATCAGCGGCGGTCGGTCCGACCAGAGCCCCCCGAGGGTGTTCCCGCGCCATTTCGATGGCCCACTCCGCACCCATACGGGTCTTTCCGAAACCACGTCCGGCCAGCGCCATCCACGTGTCCCACTCGTCCCCCTCGGGCGGGAGCTGACTGGCACGGGCATGCCGGCCCATACGTCCGGGGTGCGGTGTTCCGTCGCAGTCGGCCACGAAGCAGCGCCAAGGGACTTTGCCGTTCTCCTTGTCTTCCACCATGGCCTGAAGCGTCTTGGTCAGACGGTCAAGCTCTGGTTTCGACAGGGACTCAAGTTCCCTGCGCGTGATCCGGCTCATCAGTTCACCGGCCCGCCCGTCACCTTTTCGAGCATGGCTGCCACACGGTCAACCTGGTCCTGCATCTTCTGGTTCTCGATGGGTGCGCAAGCGTGCTCCTGTAGCTTCACCAGCGCGCCAATGGCCTGCGACAGCCGTACGGACGGATCCTGTTTCTTGGCTATGGCGATGTCCAGTTGATCGCTCAGGTGACGACGTAGTTTGTCGGCGAGATGCTGCGTCTCGGTCCGCGCTTCCTGAATCCATTCCACTTGCCCATCGGTCTGGGCACGCATGATGAAGACGTCGTACGCCTTGGTCCTCTCCACCCATTCGTTCTCCCGGGACCAGCGGGAGATGAGCGCCATGGACTTCCCGAGCTGCTCGGCTGTCTTCATCTGGTTCCGGGTGGACAGGTAGATCTTGAACGCCTCGTAGGAGGGGTGAGACTCCTCCTTGCGGCGCGTCCACGGGTACTCTTCGCTGGTCACTGGGACCCCTCCCTCTTGCACACGATGTAGTCCCC